AAGATCTCTGTTGTGTTCATTCGCTTTCCAATGCTTCGACCCGCTCTGCGGAGCGATGTAGGCCAACACATGCGACCCGTAGCGCGCGCTCGATCCTGCCGATCTGCGTGTTATATCGGCCCGCACCTCCCAACTGGTCGCACAAGATCAGAACGGCGGTGCGGCTCTTCGCAAGGTCTTCGCGGGCGCGCTCGAGTTCGGTCTTGGGGCGCGTGACGCCGGGGATTTCGGTCATAGCATCGCCTCCTGTTTGGGTTTTGCAGGTGCTGGCACGAACAGGTCGGGTTGGTCGTAGGCCTTTTGGATGCGCTCGCAGGCTATGTCGAAGTAGCCGTCGTCCAGTTCGATGCCGATAAACTTGCGGCCTAACTTCGCGCAGGCAACACCAGTTGTTCCTGATCCCATGAAGGGGTCGAGGATGGCGCCATGCGTCCGCTTTAGCAGCGACTCCATCAGAGCAATCGGTTTCTGTGTCGGGTGATTGACGCACTCGGCTTGACACGCCGCAAATTTAGGCATAATGGCCGCGACCCTTAGAACCTCGCTTTTCCTGCCGAGGCCATAACTTAGGATGCGCTCATAATGATGCCCTGCGACGTTACCGATTTCTGAACGCGGGTGAATGGGGACGGCCTTGTGCCAAATATGCACGGCGTCAGGTTCGCCACATGGGTAGTCTGGGGTGCAAGGCCAAAAGACAAACGACGGGATGGACGGGATCAGACTGCGCAGAACAGGCCAAACAGTGTCAGTCGCAAACAAGTCTTCGCGGTTAGGGTAAGGCGGGTCAGTGACGACGGCATCGACCTTACCAAGCGTCGGGAGAATGTCGAGGCAGTCGCCAAGGTACAACGTACAATCGCCGATGGTCACGGGTTCGGTCATGCTATGCGGCTCCTGTAAGTTCCAACGGCGCGGTCAAAGTCAAATCGGACAGAACCCGGTTGACCAACCGCCTTAAACCTGACTTTTTTAACGTGAATCTCCGTCTGGCCGATTGCCTCATAATCGCGTTCGACCACGATCCCAACGTCAGCCTTGTTCACCCAATGCGCCGACCCGGAAATGTCGTACAGGCTCAAGGGCTGCGTCTTTCCACCCTCGCCACGAAACGGCTTGGCCGGATGGGCGATGAACCAAACATGCACCCCGTGGCCCTGCGCAAACCGCTTCACCTTCGCCAACATTTGCGACACGTATTCCGTTTCGGTCATCCCGGACGGGCGCTTGTGTTCAATCTCGTTGTAAGGATCAATAACCAAGCCTTGGATGCCGTGACGCATAACAGCGCCCCTGGCAGTTTCCAAAATCCAGTCGATTGTTGGGCTGTCGTCGTCCGCGCGGATGAAGAAAAAACGATCCTTCAGCCAAAAGATGGCCTTGCGTAATTCGTCCTCCGTCATCCGCGCTCGCGGGCCTTCGGCAAATGGCGAGTTGGTCAACTTTTCGGCCAGCTTCGCAACGTGCTCTTCGCCGGGGTTTTCAAACGAGCAAACCCCACACTTCCACCCCGAATTACGAACAAGGTTCATCATCAGCGCGTCGATAAACTCCGACTTTCCTGACCCCGGAAAGCCCGTGACAACCGTCAATTCCCCGGCGCGAACCGTGTAGAATTGGTCCAGTTCAAACCAGCCAGTCGATACTGCCCGTTCCCGCCCGTGGCGGTAAAGCTGTAGCACATCGGTCTCAAACTGCCCCGCATCAAATAGCGACTTAATGGGGTAGGGCTGCGCGTTCTCAATGACCTCCCGGAGAACGTCGGCCCCGTGGTCCCTTAACGTGTCGTTGGCGTCCTTCGACTGCACGTCATTGAGGTTCGGCCACGTCACTCGCCAACAACGATCCCGACCAATCCGCCGCGCAAGTTCTTCCTCAAGAGCCTTTCCCGGCGCGTCACCATCGACCGCCAGAATGACCTTTTGCAGCGGGTCCAGCCAAGCCTTACAGTTCCAAACGTAACTAAATTTGGCGTCGTGTTCCGGGTCCGGGTCTTCGTCTTTGACCTGCTTGGGAGCGCCGTCGGGAACCGAAATGACATTCAGAAACCCTGCCTCCTCAAGCGCCAGCTTGTCCATCTCGCCTTCAACGATGATAGCCCAATCTTCGGTGAGGTCGTCCAGGCCGAAAAACACCTTGTCCGCATCCTTCACCTGCCGGAATCGCTTGTCCCCTGACCGAAACTTGATGTTGACCAGTTCGCCGTCGCGGAAATACGGAAACTGTATTTCGCCGTCCGCGAACGCGATCCGATTGCGCTCAAGCGTCGTCTCCGTGATGCCCCGCGATGCAAACCAGTTAACGACTTTCTCTGGAAGTCCAGATGTCGGAAGTTTCGGCCTGATCTTCGGTTCTGCGTCCCTTCGGGCAATGGTGGTCCCGGACCAATCGCAATTATGGCACAACCAGACAGCGTGACCGTCAGGCTTGATTGTAACCGACAAGCACGGGTCGCGGCGGTTCTGCGGTTTGCGCCCCGATGAACACTGCGGGCAAAGCGTTTTGTGATCTCCCGCTCGTTCTGAACGAAGCTGAATGCCGAAGTCCTGAAGGTTCATAGCGGCAGAACCTTTCGGGCATCAGGCTTCATCGCAGCCTCGATCCACGCGATAGGCTCGGTGACAGATTCCTTTTGCGCCCGCTGGACAAGTTGGATGACTTGCTGATCCCCGACTAGCTTCCTCCATTTGCCCAACTCCGACCGTGCATGTTTGTCCGTCGCGCCGTGCTCTGTGAGGTAGTCGAGACAAGCGCCGAAAATTATCTCGGGCAAACACTTTTCACGATCGCGAGCCGCAGGCTCCCTACGGGAACTCTTATCCTCTCTTATCCTATCAGGCGGGAATGTTCGTGGAACATTCGTGGAATGGGCTTCGGCATTTACCGGATTCGGCGGGTATTTTGGCTTCTGCGGCTTGTCAATCCGCTGGTGATGCCAGCCCGTGACCTCTAAATACTCTTGATTATCAACGGCGTAGATCGTTACCAGACCATTCGCGGAAAGTTCCTCGACCATTCCAAGAACATTCTCGGAAGTAATGTCATCTCCAGGAAGAATCTGCGCTTTGATCTGGCGGGCCTTCAATGGCATACGTCCGGCATCGTCACAGAAATTCCATAGGCCGATGAACAACAGACGGGCATTCGTGGAACACTCCATGACCTGTTCGCTCGACCAGAATTCGGGTTTGATGGACCGAATGCGCGCCATTACTCCAGACCCTCCATGTGGCTATACGCCGCGTTGATCTCCCGGCAGACACCGCAAATCCGGTTGCCCGAGTGATAAGCCGTGAAGGTCTTCCGACACTTCAGGCAGGTCACCTCGCGGGCTTCTCGCTCGTCCAGTGACGAGACGCCGTGCTGATCGTCGTGATAGCGTTCCTTTTTCATCAGACATACACCCGTGGCGTGATGGTGCGAACCAGCGGCGGCACGATGGCTCGTTCTTTCCTGCCTACGTGGATAAAAAGGAAGTCCGGGCCGACCGTCCGTTCCGGCGGCGGTTCGTGGTCCCTGACCGCGTTGACCAGTGACAATATATATGGGTCACGCTGTTCTATAAGTGCGTCAACGACCTCAACAGCGTGCATGATGGTCGTATGGTGACGGCCCAAAAGTCGCCCCACGGCGGGATAACTCATGTAATTCAACTGGTACAGCTTCCACGCCAGAACCTGGCGCTTTCGGGCCAGCTTGCGCTTTTTGACCCACGACAGGATTTCCTCTTCCGACGTGTTCCACGCCGCGCAGCAGCGTTTGAAAATCTCCATATGCTTCATGTCATGCCCTCCATCCGATAAATTCCTCCGGGTAGCCTTCGTTCATCTTGTCCAACTGCCACTTGAGCGTTTTGACGATTCCCTTCCACTCGTGCTTTTTGATCTGACACGTCCGGTTCGCGGCGGCGCGAAGTTCCAGATAAGTTTCCTTGCCGATCTTGGCTTCGATCCACTCGCCGTGCATTACAGGATCGTCGGTAAAACGTCGATGGCAGGATGCACAATGCGCCGCAGCGTTGCGGGAGTCCAGGCGGGTTGCGTTGAACCGCCGTGAAATGTGATGGGAACAGTGCAGCGATGCCTTGCTGTCGCCGTGCCACGACCCGCAGCACTCACACGTCCATTTGGCGCGGGTGCGCACAAGATTTGAAAAGACGGCATCGGCGGCGTTGCGCTTCATGTGTTGCCTGAATTTGGAGCGACCTCGCGGGGATGCTCCGCGCTCGCGCTGCCGGGGGGCAGTTCGTCCAATGGACAGGTCGCATTGTTGGGTTTGGGGTAGGGGTTCGACTTCAGGCCGAGACGTTTAGCGCGGGTTTTCCCGGCCACGTTCAACGGATTCCAGTACAGGTGTTTGCCTTCGTCGTAGTGGGGTTCAATAGATCGCGACGGCATCAATTCGCGAAGGCGAACAGGGCTTCGAGTCCCCCATGTTGAATTACACGAACGCCCCGGAACGAACTCGCCATCAACAATCAAGCCGTCCATCCGGCGTTCACGTTGGCCGTCGTAGTTCCATCCCGCCGCTTGGTAGATGCCTCCGTGATGCCCTTGCGTCCAATCCGCAAACGACACTGCAAGCGCGTGGCCGTTATTTCGTAGATGGCGGCACCCAAACGCCACAAGCGCCGACAACTGTCCGGTGTAATCATCGCGGCGCACTAGCCGCGCCAGCTCAACAACGGTCTCAGACCACCGCGTGGGCGGGAACGTAAACACGCAAGCCGCCACGATGTTGTCGCCGTAATCTCCGAATAACCCGCCGCTTTCCCGCACGGCGTAGCAGTGTTGGATGTTTGACGGCATCCGGCGCGAGTAATGGTGGTCGCGAACTAGCGGCCAGACTTCATCGGGTGTTGCGCCTGTCAGATTCATTCCACCTCACAAAAGGGTGGGCGGCGCTGGAAGGGGACACCAGCGCCGCCCATAACGCACTCGACGGCTGGAGGGACCGGAGCGCGTCATTCTGTGAAAAAGTCAGCGGGCGACAGGTCAATGCCTTCCCTCTTCGCCGCTGCCAGAGTCTTTTGGATCGCTCGTGACGGGACGTTATCACGTATCTTCCAATAAGCAACCGTGGATTGCGTGGCCCCGATGGCTTCCGCCCACCGTGCCTGCGTCCCGAATTTACGGGTAATCATATCGACTACATCTCTCATGCCATTGTTGTACATGGCGGCCAATCATGGGTCAAGACGGAAAAGCTTTTGACATAGCAATGACGACGTGCCATGTATGGTGTGTCAACCGACGGGAACGCCCGACCTCACAGGGCCATCATAGAGGGATTGACAATCATGTTTGAAGCAATCGAACCAAAGCGCGGAATTTTAAGAAGGCCCGCTATCAAAGGGGTGAAGGTTAGCCGCGACGGAAAAGGCCGTATCGTTCTGGCCTTTGGTAACGACCTGTGCGAGCGAATCGGCTTCGCCGCAGGGGACCGCATTAACATCCTATGGGGTTCTGGCGACGACGCGGGACTGATGCGGGTCGAACTCAACCCCAACGGCCATCACAAGCTGTATGCGCGCAAGGACAAGTCAAACACTCTGCGGACCTACACGACCATGCAGCCCGCATGGATGCAAAAAACCACGGTGCCAAGCACCAGTGCGTTGATCTTGCAAGAGGCCATCCGGTCGGTCACGTTTGATCTGCCAGTTGCGATGTTCTACAACAAGCCGATTTCAGTAGTCGCCTAACCCTTTCGCGGCCTGGGGGTTGTACGGGCCGAAACACAAACCGGAGTAGATTTGGGTTGATGAAGGGGTCAGGTTGCTAGGTGCCTGACCCCAGCCCAAAAGGAGGAAACATGGACACAGTTTACTACCACTTTTGCTTCTCATCTGAGAAGCACCGGGTTTTTGACCTCGAAGGTCGGATTGAGGTCACGGTGTCAAGCTATGGCGAGCCGGCTCGCATTAACTGCCTGCCGGAGCACGCCGACCCCGGATCGCCCGTGGAGTTTGAGTTGGGCGATATTGAGGTCATCGCCGGAGAAAAGCGTGATGAAAACGGTCACTTTATCTGGCACTATGCCCCGATGCCCAACGACGATCTGGGCAAGGCGCTGGATCAGATGATCCGCGACGACCTCAAGCACGACGACATCCGCGCCGCCGCGCTGGACAGCCGCTGGGATGACGAAAATTCGGGCAACTTTGACTTTCACGCGGTCGCCATGAAGGCGTTTGGTGGCGTGTCATGAAAACGATTCTCCGCTACGTGGGCGAAGCCCTGACGCTCGCCCTGATCCTTTTCACCCTGTGGGGGCTGCTGCTGTTGGTCCCAGCAATTGAACGAGGCACACCATGAACGAAGACTGGACGCTGTGGGACTGCGACCAACTAAGGTTTTACGCCGACCGATTGCGCCGCGTTTACCATGATGAGGGATATTTGCCTTATCCTGGCGGGGCAAAAGTCAGGGAAGCCCACGCATTCCTTTCGGCGATTGTGGAGGGCATGGATAAGAAGCAGAAGGAACTCGCAGCATGACATTCACGCCAGAACAGGCCGCCGAATTGGAAGCGCCGCTTTCGTCAAACAAGGTCAAAAAACGCAACAAGGCGGGCGTTGAACTCTCATATATCGAGGGCTGGCAGGCAATCGCCGAGGCTAACCGCATCTTCGGGTTCGACGCATGGAACCGTGAGACGGTTCTGTTGGAGCGGTGCGGGGAGCCGCGTGAGGTCCAGGACAAGTGGCGCGTGGCCTATTTGGCAAAGGTTCGGATCACCGTTGGCGACGTTATTCGCGAGGGTGTTGGCTACGGCTCCGGTGTTGCGAAAGACCTTGGCGATGCCTTTGAGTCCGCAATCAAAGAGGCCGAGACGGACGCCATGAAACGGGCGCTGATGACCTTTGGCAACCCCTTTGGCCTCGCCCTCTACGACAAAGACCAAGCCAACGTCACGACGTGGCACGGGCCGCTTGGACGTACCGCACTCAAAGACAAATTCCGCGAGGTGCAGACGGACGTTGAGGCCGTTGAGGATGAAGCCAGCCTTGACGCAATCGTGAAGGCCGCAAAGCCTTTGATTGCGCAGGCGTTGAAAGACCTTCCAATTCTTGTCGATGGTGATGATGGCGACATTCTTGGGCTACGCGGTGCGGTTGAACGCCGCCGTCAGGTCATCCGCGACAATGAAAAGGCCCGCGAGGCTGACCGCATGGGGTTTCAGGCATAGGGGTGTAACATGGGCAGAGTTAAGGAATGGATGATGGACGAAGAGGAACGCATTGCGGGTGCTTTGCTTGACCGCTTCCCCGACATGGACCCCGACGAACACAACAACCACGAGAAGGAAATGAAATGAGCAGTGTTAACAAGGTCATCTTGATTGGTAACCTCGGGAAAGACCCAGAAATCCGCAAAATGCAGTCAGGCGATTCCGTCGCCAATCTCACTGTCGCCACGTCGGAAACGTGGAAGGACAAGCAGACCGGCGAGAAGAAAGAGAAAGCAGAATTTCACCGCGTCGTCATCTTTGGGAAGACCGCCGAAATCGCGGAACGTTATCTCAAGAAAGGCTCTAAGGTCTATCTTGAGGGCCAGCTTCAGACCCGCAAGTGGCAGGACCAGTCTGGGAATGACAAGTACAGCACCGAAATTGTGTTGAGCGGGTTCGGTGGGCGTCTCGTCATGCTTGGCGGGAAGTCGGATGGAAGTCAGGACAACAACGATTGGTCGGGCGGTCAGCGGGATAATCAGGCCGATACCGCCATTGACGACGAGATTCCGTTTTAGCCCATGGGAAAGAAGCTGACATTCCTCTGCTCGCAATTCTTCCTCATCCCCACGGGAGAAGATGCGCAAGCGTATCTGACCAAACATTCTGGCGAATTGGTGCAGGGGGAGTTCAAGCAGCCCCGGTCCCTGGAACAGAACGCTTTGCTGTGGGCCGTAGCGGAACAGGTGTATCAGAACCTTCCCCCGCAATGGGAAGGCAAGTGGCCCGACAAATACCGCATGGTCAAGGGGATGCAGCTTTATCTAGGGCTGACCGATGACGTGCTTGTTCCCACGACCCGCGGGGGCGGGACGAAACTTGAACGGTCCCCCACCTCCATCGCAGAAATGACGCATGACGAGGCGACCGCCGCTGTTGATCTGCTTTTGGATGCGATGAGCAAGTTAGTGGGGTTAACCGCTGACGAACTGAAACAAAATGCAGGGCCGATGATCGGCGTAAGGAGAACATCATGAGTGACCCGATAGAGCGGTTGCGGAGCGCCTGTGTAGTGTTGGTTGGATTGACCGCAAGCCCGTGCTTTGCTATAAGGGGGCGGGCATAGCCTACGAAGTTTCCAAGTTGTGGCCGTGCTTTCTTTGGTGGTAGTGTTGGGTTGTTCCATGGCCTGTCGGTTGCTCCAACAACTGGCAGGTCTTTTTTTTTAACACGTCACGTTATAGACCGCCAGAAAGTCATCAATCCAGCCGTGAGGCTCGCCGGGATCGGGGATCAACTCCACGGGCGGCGGGCCTATCACGCAGAAGGGGTCAGGAACCCCGGTATTTATTGCGCAACCGCTCACGCTTATCAGCATCAAGCCTGCTGCTGTCACGAGAATCAATCGCATCATTGATCGCATCCAATGCTTGTTCGGCGTCATCAGCGCGGTGGGCATCCCGCCCCGCACGTTTGCCGTTGACCCAAAAAAAAACGAGGCCGCCCAAAAGAGCGACCCCGAATCCGAGTACAAGCCAGAGTGTCATTGACGCGCCTGCTTGTCCCACGCCGACCATGCGAGGCCAGCCAAGGTGACAATCGCGCCGACGGCAACTTCGACCTCGCCGCTCTCAAGATACCCGTTCGTGACGAGCAAGCCGCCGCCGAAGGTCAGGATGTGGCGGGCGAGGCCAAGGATGGTTTCTTTCGTCATGTCAGTCTCCTTTGGTGATTTCTTCGGCGCGTTCGTAAAATGCGCCCCAGGTTTCATAGTGAGGTTTCCCCGGACGCCAAGCCTCAATGTACTGGTCCCATGCCTTTTCCTGCGTCGTAGGAAGGGCCTGGGGCAGCGTCCAGAGCAACAGGCGTGCAAACACGCACGCTAGAACGTCGTTGTGCTGTATGGCCTCGTAAACGGTCGCGTCGGTGTCGAAATAACCCAACTCACGGGTCGCACTGACGGCATACAGCTTGGATGCGCGGTGCCGGAACACTCCCACGACGCCGCCGCCCTTCTCAAACTGCCAAAAACCCCGTGCCGGCCCGCCGATCTGACGGCGATGCTCAAAGCGGGATTCCTGCAAGCCAATGGCAAGCAACATGGCTCGCGCCTCGCGGCTGTCCATCTTTTTGGGCAGGAACGAGAATGCAGCGGGGATAATGTGGTCGTGGATGTAGTCAATCATTTTCGCCCCCAAGGGCGGCATATCCGGCGAGGTCAATCCATGAATCAGCGTGGAAGCCGTGCTTGAGGCGAACCACCTTCAGCGCCACCATGCACAATGCGACCTGACGCGGCGTGACTTCATGCCCGAGGATCACAGACCACATCGCTGCAATGTCGTCGGCGTTGTCGGACCAATCGCCGTAGTCCTTCTGACGGTCCCCGCGTGTGATTTCAGCGGCAGCGGAAAGGATGTCCTCACGCTTCATCAACGTCCCTCATCATCAGGATGGAATACTTGCCGTGGTGTGTTCCCAGGAACGCAGGCTCCTTGTTCGGGCCGGGGGCGATGCGCCATCCCTGCGCCATGTAGACGAGGAACCCGTGGAGGGGAGCGTAGATAAAGTCTTGGATCACGCCGCATCACGGAGCATGTCAATGCCGCAGGTTGTCCGTGCGACCTCTCCATATTCGGAGTGCATCACAATCAGCTTCATGTCCCTGCCTGACAACCACCCGCCGCCCGTTGCGTATGCGTCATTCGCCGCGAGTGTGCGGACCTGTTCAACGATGCACCCGTTGAACTCCTGCCTGCTGTCGTGGTGGTGATGGCCGCGAAAGAAATACCGATGTTTGGTGATGCCCCAATCTTCGGGCCTTTCTGTCGCCATAATGCCCGGAAGGTCGCGGTCCTTGGTTCTGTCGCCATGGACGAAACCCATCAGCGTTTTGCCGTGTCGGATGTAATGCCGAAGGGTTGGCGCGTCGTGGACTTTCACGCGGGGTTCGTTCTCATAGACGTTCGCCAGAAGAACGCCCATAGCCATGCCAAGCACGGGGTCGTGGTTGCCGACCACCGGAACGAAGTGAACCATCTCGTGGTGCGATAACGCCGTGTGGATGCACTGCCGCACCGCTGAAACGCCGATCCGCATGACCCGTTGCAAACGGGTGTCCACGTCCAGAACGTGGCCGTGTCCGGGCGTCATTCCCGCCATGTTGTCGGCGTGGAAGAAATCGCCAAGGTTGGCAATCACGCACTGCCTGGACGACGGCGCTTGAGATACGAGGTAATCAACTGCTCCGCAAAGATCGCGGCGGGCAATGTCAACGTCGAAGTCATCGCCGGATTCCTCCGCCCACGCGTACATCCCGAAATGTGGATCGCCCCATGGA